TCCAGCTCCAGCACTCTTACCTACCGAGGTATTAAGAAATCCACTTGTATTCGATTTTCCAGCTTCCAATCCTATTCCAATGTTACATTTTCCCGTATGTGCACATGCACCCAACGCCAACTCACCGATTGCAACATTCCCACAACCAGTTGTTATACCAGCACCAGCATCTTTTCCTATTCCAACGTTACATTTACCAGTAGTCAAACATCGCAATGCATTTTGGTTAATTGCAGTGTTGACGATGCCTGTCGCAGTGCACTCACTCATCGCCGCAGTTCCAATTGCAATATTCATATTACCAGTAGTAGAAGTACCAAGTGCATTCACTCCAATTGCTATGTTACATAAACCACCAGTCAACGCATCCATTGCATTTTTGCCAAATGCAATGTTGTTTATACCAGTAGTATCCGAATTACCAAGTGCAGTTTCACCAATTGCTATATTCAAACAACCAGTAGTAGAACCACCAAGTGCATTTTCGCCAAGTCCAACATTATTTTTACCAGTAGTAAGAGCACCAAGTGCATTTAATCCAAGTCCAACGTTGATTTCACCAGAAGTTACTGCATCCATTGCAGTTGTTCCAAGTGCAATGTTGTTTTTACCAGTAACGATAGTTGCACCCAAAGCAAGTTCACCAATTGCAACATTAAGACAACCAGTAGTAGAAGCACCTAATGCATTTACTCCAATTGCTACGTTACAAATACCAGTAGTCAACGCATCTGCTGAAAGTGCTCCAATTGCTATGTTTGCAAGACCAGAAACATCAGCTCCACCTAACGCTGAAAGACCAATCGCAATGTTACAATCTGCGACGCCATCGGAAACAGCAAATGCTGAACGTCCTATAGCGATATTGTCTGCACCATCTGGTGTAGCACTTGCTGCTAATCTTCCTATTGCGATATTATCTGTTCCAGTTGTTAATGCATCACCAGAAGTCAATCCCATTCCGATATTGTTAGTTCCAGAAGTAAGTGCCGTTAGAGCAGAAGCTCCAAGACCAATATTTCCCGATCCTGCGACATCTCCTGTTCCTAATGCAGCTAATCCTATTGCTATGTTTGTATCTCCGTCATTACCAGAAACCGCTAATGCAGAACGTCCGATTGCAACGTTATCGGCACCATCTGTAGAAGCACTGAATGCTAAACGACCGATTGCAACATTGTCAGTTCCAGTAAGTAAGGCGTCTGCTGAAGTTAATCCCATTGCGATATTGTTTGTTCCACCTGTCAAAGCAGATAATGCGGAAGTACCAATACCAACGTTACCTACACCAGTTGTAGCACCAGTTCCTATTGCCAACTCTCCAATTGCAACGTTTTGACAACCAGTAGTACCAGCACCAAGTGCGTTTACTCCAATTGCTACGTTACAAATACCAGTAGTGAGAGCATCTGCTGAAAGTGCTCCAACTGCAATATTTGCGAGTCCAGAAACATCAGCACCACCCAAAGCCGAAAGACCAATAGCGATATTACAATCTGCAACTCCGTCAGTTGCGGCCAATGCTGAACGTCCTATAGCGATATTATCAGCACCATCTGGTGAAGCACTCAGTGCTAGTCTACCTATTGCAACGTTATCTGTTCCAGTTGTTAATGCATCACCAGAAGTTAATCCCACTCCGATATTGTTTGTTCCAGAGGTTAATGCTGTTAGTGCTGAAGCACCTATTCCGATATTTCCTGCTCCGGCTACGTCACCTGTTCCAAGTGCGGCTAATCCTATTGCTATGTTTGTATCTCCGTCATTACCTGAGACAGCCAATGCTGAACGTCCTATAGCGATATTGTCAGCACCATCTGTAGAAGCACTAAATGCTAGTCTACCGATTGCTACGTTATCCGTCCCTGTAGTCAGAGCGTCTGCTGAAGTTAATCCTACTCCAATGTTATTTGTTCCAGAAGTCAATGCTGTTAGTGCGGAAGCTCCGATACCTATGTTTCCTGCTCCGGCCACATCACCTGTTCCAAGTGCTGCAAGACCAATAGCAATATTTGTATCTCCGTCATTACCTGAGACTGCCAATGCTGAACGTCCGATTGCTATGTTATCAGCTCCATCTGTAGAAGCACTGAATGCTAAACGTCCAATTGCTACGTTATCCGTTCCTGTAGTCAGAGCGTCACCTGAAGTTAATCCTACTCCAATGTTATTTGTTCCAGAAGTAACAGCGGCCAGTGCTGAAGCACCTATTCCGATATTACCAGCACCTGCTACGTCACCAGTTCCGAGTGCAGATAATCCTATTGCAATATTCGTGTCACCGTCATTGCCTGAGACAGCCAATGCTGAACGTCCTATAGCGATGTTGTCAGCACCATCTGTAGAAGCACTAAACGCCAATCTACCAATTGCTACGTTGTCTGTTCCAGAAGTCAAAGCATCCATTGAGGTTAGACCCATTGCGATGTTGTTTGTTCCAGTAACGATAGCAGCACCCATTGCTAATTCACCGATTGCAATGTTCAGACAACCAGTAGTTGCTGCGGCAAATGCATTTTTTCCGATTGCTATGTTACATATTCCAGTAGTCACAGCAGCTGCTGCACTGGCACCTATTCCAATATTGTGAATTCCAGAAACATCACCAGTTCCAAGTGCAGCATGTCCTATTGCGATATTTGCGTCACCATCGTTACCTGAAACGGCTAATGCTGAACGTCCGATTGCTATGTTATCAGCACCATCTGTAGAAGCACTAAATGCTAGTCTACCAATTGCGATATTGTCTGTTCCACTAAGTAAAGCGTCTGATGCGGTTAATCCTACTCCAATGTTGTTTGTTCCAGAAGTAACAGCCGCCAGTGCTGAAGCACCAATTCCTATGTTTCCTGCTCCTGCGACATCTCCTGTTCCTAATGCGGCTAATCCTATTGCGATATTTGTATCACCATCGTTGCCCGAAACGGCTAATGCTGAACGTCCGATTGCTATGTTGTCAGCACCATCCGTGGAAGCACTAAACGCCAATCTACCAATTGCTACGTTGTCTGTTCCTGTAAGTAAGGCGTCTGCTGAAGTCAATCCCATTGAGATGTTGTTAGTTCCACCTGTCACAGCAGACAGTGCTGAAATACCAAGACCGATATTACCAGTTCCAGTTGTAACACCAGTTCCTATCGCTAATCTTCCTATTGCAATATTATCATCACCAGTTGTGGCAGCACCTAATGAGTTCAACCCAGCTGCTATATTACAAGTTCCACCCGCTTGAAGTGCATCTCCAGAAGTGAAATCGAGTAATATATTCCCATTGGTGGGAATCGACCGTAAGTTTGCGAGTTCTCTAGCTTGTGACATAGTTATGACCTTCTAATAAATTTCTGATTACAGATATAATTCTATTCTTTTATATTTATAACCAAACAAAGTTAGACGACTATCTTATCTAATCCAACCGTCTTCTTCTTTTCTTCTTTGAAATTATCCCAGCTCATCGTGCCAGTTGACTTCTTTCTCATTTTTCCGTCTTTTTCTTTTGGTTCTGTATGTAACTCTGCTTGTGCTTCTTCTTCCAAATCATACAACTTCATCTTCGCTCTATCAATTCCAATCACAAAGTTTCTGTTTTTGACAGGATCATTGTATCTATTCTTGAGTTGTTTTACCTTGATTTGATTGTGTTCTTCCAGTTCTTCTGTAGAAATAAGAGCAAACATAAAGTCAGCAGTTGCAGGTAATCCAAAACTTTCACTGGTATCTTCTAGACCAACATCTGAACTCATAAACCCTGTTCGATTCAACTGAGTAGCAGATACGATAGGTAAATTACATTCTACCGCTAACCCTCTCAGTTCTTCAGCGATTGCTTTAACAACGAAATACGAACCAGCAGATATGTTATTCTTGTATCGTGTAGAAGTGCAAAGGTTTAGATAATCCATGAATATAATATCTGGTACGAACCCCTTCTTAATCTTCAGTTCGTTTATCAGAGCACGAAAGTTGTTTGTCGATGCAGTTGCTGTGGGATATTCCTTTATAATCAATTTTCCCTTGATTTTACCCTGTAACTTCTCTATCTTCTTCGTGTAAGTGGTCTTGGGCATATTCTTGAGAGAATCCAAAGGAACATTCATAAGATTAGCATCAATCCTTTCAGCAATTCTTTCCTCCGCCATCTCTAATGTGATATAAAGAACATTTTGATTTTCAGTAAGACAACTTGAAGCCATATGACACATGAATAGAGATTTACCTACTCCTGTTCCAGCAAGTGCAATGTTGAGAGTTTTTCTTGGAAGACCTCCACCAGTAATTCTGTTGAAATATTCTAAGTCGAAAGGTATTTTTTCTTCTTTTCTGTTATAAAACTCAAACCGCTCCACAGAATTGTCGAGATAATCGTGCCCGATATGAGTATCAAAAGTAACAGATAAAGCATCAGATAGGATAGTAGGGATAGCATCTTTGGAAATTTCTGATTTAGTAGATTCATCGAATATTCCTATGGAATCTGTGATTGCATTATAGAGTGCTTTATCCTGACAAAACTTTTCACTTCTTTCAAGTAACCACGATAAATCTTCTCTATTTTCTTTTTGATGAGTCGCCTCAGCTTCATTTAATAATTCAGTAGTGATACCGAATTGGTCTTCTGTCAAATCATTCCTATCACTCAATTCGATGATAAGAGCTTCTTTGCTAGGTAGGTTGGAGAACTTGTCAAAGTATTTATAAATTTCGTTGAAAACTGACTTGTCTGTATATTGAGAAAAGTATTCATCCTTTATAAAAGGCAAAGTTTTTCTAGCAAACTCTTCGTTGTATAGTAGGTTTCTGAGTATTGTATTTTCTATTCGTTCCATGTATCAATTCAAAACTGGTTTGGTGAAATCATATTTTTTGTTTTTTTGGTCTTCAGTTTCTTGTTTATGAGCCTCTAATTCTTCACTGACTACATGAATGTAAATTAGACCAAGCAGATACTCAAACTCTTCTCCTGCTAGGTCAGAAACTTCTTCTCCCATCTCTGGTGGAATACCAATCATGTCATATTCATAACGTGCTTTGGTTGTTCCATCTTCATTATCTTTATCAGCAAATTGAAATCTTCCATATGCTACAACCACTCCCTTGAACGGACCTTTCTCTATTATGACACAAGCTCTATCTTTTCCTTCGGGGTCTGGTTTGATACTATAATGATTCTTTATCTCCGCTGGTGTCATCTCCATCGGTATCTTCTCCGATTTCTTCGTCTTCTGTTCTTCCATAGGTATACTCTACTTTCGTGTAATTATCAATTTGATTCAAGATGTCTTCTGTAAAATGTTTCTCTGGATTTTTGAGGATCTGTTTTCCGAATAGTTTTGAACCATCTGGAAGTTCGTATCTTGTTGATACTTTCTTGAATAATCCCGCGGCTTCTGCCATTTCAAGAAGACCGTAGTACTTACTCAATCCTTTGCTATACGTCAAGAGAACATCAACCATCTTATTCTCTTTAGTCATTCTTGATTTTTGCATCTTACAATGAATGATGTTTCCGATTACTTCAGTTCCATCTTTTTCTTTTCTCTTTGACAAAAATACGATAGAAGAAGCAGCGTATTGCATAGCAGAACCTCCACCCATAACCTTTACTGGATATAACGAACCAATCTGGTCATAGACATGATTGGTGACAATAAACGGAACATTCACTTTTGCAAGCATCAACGTAAGAACACGAAAAGTTCCCTTGATTACTTGTGCCTTTGTCATATCTCGTTTCTGGTTGTCTTCTGATACGTCTTTCATCTCTTTGATTGTTGACAGCATTCCCAAAGAATCCAGACACATCATCAATGGTGGTCTATCTGACTCTGATTGTTCACCATATTTTTCAAGTATCTTAACCGCTTGATGTCGAAACTCTTCTACTGTTGCAACAGGCATATGATATACTCTTGTTGTATCAATTCCACGGTCTTTGAGCATATCACTTGTCAATGCTGATTCTGACTCAAAGTAAATACATCCAGCTGTGGGATTCATATCAAGAAAATGCTTGATGATTCCTAATGTGAAGAATGTTTTACCAGTTGCTGACTCACCAGCAATTGCTGTTATCTTGTTTGCTGGTAATCCACCATAGATACTTCCTGACAATAGTGCATTAAACACATAAGAACCAGTATCAATGTATTGTGAAACTTCACCACCAAAA